GAAATTGAAGACGAGAACTATGAAATCTTCTTTGGTGATGGTGTATTAGGAAAGAAATTAGAAGATGGTCAAGTTGTTGAGATGAGTTATATAACAACAAATGGACCAGACTCTAATGGTGCAAAATCATTTACCTTTAATGGTAGATTGGAAGATGATGATGGAATAGCAGTTAGTGTTCCATTTACAGTGGGATCTGTCACACCATCCAGTAAGGCATCTGGTGGTGCAGCAATTGAAAGTATTGAGAAGATTAAGTATAATGCTCCTAAGGTATATGGAGCACAGAATAGAGCGGTTACGACGAATGATTATGCTGCTATTGTAAGGACTTTGTATCCAGCAGTTGGTGATATCATTGTTTTTGGTGGTGAGGATCAAGAACCTCCAGCATATGGTAAAGTATTCATCTCAGTGAAGCCAACACAAGCATCATCATTATCCGCATTAACAAAGAAAAACTTATACGATAAACTTAAGAAGTATACAGTTGCTTCTATAAAACCAGAATTTATTGATCCTTCTATTCTTTATGTTGAGATTAATAGTAAGATCAGTTATGATGGTACGAAAACTAATGCATTACCAACTCAGATAGCATCATCTGCGGCAACTGCAATTCAGGAGTACTTAGAGACTTCTGGAACTGAGAAATATAACGGTAAGTTTAGGTATAGTAAGTTTATTGGGGTAATTGACGGATCAGATCGTGCAATTAATTCTAATGATACTAGTATTACATTACGGAAGGATTTTTATGCTCAGATTAACGCATCAAGTTATTATGAGGTTTGTTATCAGAATGCGTTCCTGAAAGATTGCGATAATCCTGTTCTTTCTTCTACTGGTATGACAGTCTTTGAGTATCCAGAATATACCTCTTATTTGGAAGACAGAGATGGTAAAATTGTCCTATATAGACTAGATTCTTTGACTGGAGAAAAAATTCTCCTAGATGATTCTGTTGGAGTGATTAATTATGATAAAGGTGAAACTATATTATACAACTTTACGATCTTAAAAGGATCATTCTCGGACAATCGGATTGAATTGAGAGTGAAACCTGCCAATAAAGATATTGAAGTTAAACGTGAGGTTTATCTAGACGTAGATATATCAAAAAGTACATTTGTAGCATACAAAGAGTAGTGGTAGATGCTTAAGACTGCTAATAAAATCTCATTCTTAATTGAGTCCCAGTTACCAGACTTCATAAATGAAGATTATGAACTTTTTGGTAAGTTCATAAGAAAGTATTATGAGCAATTGGAATTGCAGGGACAGTCTACAGACATCATCACGAATCTAGAAACTTATCGCGATATTGATTTCTATGAGAAGAATGTACTTAAGCAATCAACTATTTTAGATGGGGATATTAGTCCTACAGATAAAACTGTTACTGTGGAGGATGCAACATCATTCCCTAAGAATGGTGGGTATATCAAGATTGGTGAGGAAATCTGTTTCTATGCAGAGAGAACAGACACACAATTTTTAGAAGTAAGCCGTGGTATTAGTGGAAATACCACATTAGGAGATCTATACACATCTAGTACTTTTGTTACTACACAAGCAAGTCCTCATGGTAATGGGATATTAGTACAAAATATTAGTAATCTATTTTTATATGCTCTTATAAAGAGCTTTGAGAAGCAATACCTTGCAGACTTTCCAGAATCATATTTGAAAGAAGGTGTTGATAAAAGAACGTTAATTAAGAATATCTCTTCCTTTTATCAATCAAAAGGAACTGACAAGTCAATCAAATTCTTATTTAAATGTTTAATTGATAATGATCCAGAACCAGAGATTGCATATCCTAGAGAATTTACATTAAAATCCTCAGAATCAAATTGGGTACAGGTTTATGCATTAAGAGCAAAGATTCTTTCTGGTGATCCAAATAATTTAATCGGGAAATATATTACTCAAAACACAGATGGTAATTATGCATCTGCTATTGTTGATAATGTAAAGTATAGCGGTACTTATGATGGTGAAGAATTATATGATATTGTATTAGAAGAAAAAAGTGTTAATGGTAAGTTTGATATTGCATTAAAGACCAAATTGACAGGTAATGTTTCAGCAACATTGAATACTGGCGATAGAGTTAATGTTTTCTCAACAATGGGTTGGGGTAAGAAAGGAACTTTCATTATTGACGATGAAACCTTCACATTTGAAGATAAAAATATAAATCAGTTTATTATTAAGAATAGAACAAGTACTGGATCATACACAGCAGGAACATCTGTTACTTATGGTGCTGATATTTCTTCTGATTCTGTTAATTTATTAGTATTTGGTGTTCTTTATGGATTAGAGAATTCTATAGAGAGTCCTTATTCAAATCCTGGAGATTTAGTAGAAATTTCTGAATCTGGATTCTTATCTAATGATATTAGAATCAACGATCTACAAAATAATCTTAGATGGATTACCAGTACTGGTACTGCTGCAATTGCAGATCTCAATACTAACGTATCTGCAATTTTTGAGGATGGTGAAGGATATTATATCGCTTCATCTGGATTCCCTTCACACACCATTGGAACATTACCTAATGATGCACAAGATCAAAAACTTTTAAAGATTGTCAGAAAGCATCCAATAGCAACAACTGAAATATACAAAACTCAGTATAGAGATGTTGGTGTTGCAATAAATGGAATTCCTTTATTGGGTTATAAGGATGATGAAGTTGTTAATAATGGTCCTATCCAGTCTATTGCAGTAATTACTAGAGGATCTGGTTATACTAAAGAACCATTCGTATTGATTGATGGTGTTTCTGATCTAGCTAGAACAAAACTTGCTGGTCAAGTTGTAGAATCAGTTATTGTTGATACTCCAGGTTTATACACTCAAATTCCTACAGTTGAGATTCTTTCTGGTAGAAATGCTGTAGTACGTGCCATTGTAACAAATGGTGTAATTACTAGTCTTATTATTGATAATCCTGGCGAATATTATTCTTCTCCTCCACAAGTAAGAATAACCGATATTGCTGGTAGAGGAAGATTTGCAACTTACAATTCTATCGTTTCAAACGATGGAAAGATTACTGGATTTGAAAAGGTAAATGGTGGAAACTTATATACTCAGGATAATGTAGTCGTAGAGATTATTGCTGTTGGTTCTGGTGCTACTGGAATTGCAACTATCAAGGAATGGAGAAAAGATAAGTATAATAAAAATAAGTCGTCTTTAGATGCCGATAATGGTTACTTCTTAAAAAATCAAGTAAATTCTAAAGGATATGGTTATGCATATTATGCTGCACCAACAACTATAAGGTCAAATGATAATGGAGTTGTTCATTCATCAATCATAGGTTTTGCTTATGATGGAAACCCCATATATGGTGCTTTTGGTCATCTAGATCCAATGGATCACAATAGTACTATTGTGAAGATGACTAGTAGTTATAGTAAGAATGCTAATAGACCAAATGGTCCATTATTAGCAACATACCCAATTGGTACATTTATCAATGACTATACCTACGTTGATGGTTATGGAACACTTGATGAGAACAATGGAAGATATTGCATCACTCCAGATTTCCCAGAAGGAACTTATGCATATTTCGTAACCATTGACACCTTTAATGAACCTGCATTCCCTTATATTATTGGTGAAAATTATTATTCATTACCAATTGATTCAAATTACAATTCGGAAATTTCTCAAGATGATATTCCAGTAAATGCCAAAAGACTTAGGACTACTGGAATTTCAAATAATGGAGAATTAGCATTAGCAAAAATTGATGATGTTAAACGAGGTAGTATCAATTCTGTTTCAATCTTTGACAGTACTGATAATTTCTCTGTAGGATCTTCATTAATTGTTGATGATTCAGATACTGGTGGTTTTGGTGCTCAAGCAGAAGTTTCTTCAGTTAAGGGAAGGAATGTAGTTAGCATTGAATCGCAGGATACAAAATCTTTATATACAGAATTAATAACAACTGCATACCTTTTTGATGGAGATACTATCACCCAGTCAGCAACTGGTGCTACTGGAAAGATTGTAGGTAATGTCTTTAGTAATACTAAGTTTGCTCTCCGTGATGTAACAGGAACATTTAATAGTACAGATGTACTATCATCAAACACAAAGGTACTTTCTTTATTACTGACTCAAAACTCTTCATACACTAAAGGTGCGACATTAGAGTTCACTGATGGTCTCGTAGCAGCAGTTGCAACAGGTGAAGTATTAGAAACTACATCAAAACAAAATATTGTAAAAATTAAAGTACTTACTGGTAATTTTTCTGTTTCTGATACACTATACCTTAGAAGCTCTGATTTAATTAACACTACTGGTTCAAAAATAGTATCAATCAATTCTTTAAGTGAGAATTTGATTATTTTCACATTGAAAGACAATGTTGCTATTCTATCAACTACTGATGATCATGGTGTTGCAGAATCCGATATTATTGATATTGATATTAACCCTAATGATGCAACTACCGAACACGTTTATTATGTAAGATCTAGAATTTATCAAGAAGCAGTAGTCAAAACCCCAGTGGTGACAAGGGTTCTCAGCGATACTGGAATTGGTAGATTACGTATTCTTAATGGTGGTGAAGATTACATTCCTGGTACATATCCTGACATCGCAGTTCTTGGTGGATCTGGAAGTGGTGCAAAGGCGACCATTGTAGTATCTTCTGATAATAGTATCATTTCTGTAGAGATAACAGAGAAAGGAACAGGATATAAGATCTTTGATGAAGTTACTATTGGAACTAATGTTGTAATAAAGTCTGATAATACTACACCATCATTAGTTTTAAGTGTTGATCATACAGGATTTTCAATTCAGAACGCTGTTCTTAATCTAGACAGTACTATTGGTATTACAGTTAATGACTATTTGAAAATTGGTAATGAAATTTTAAAAGTTATTAGTAAGTCTGGTGATACATTAACAGTTCAGAGAGGAATTTCTGGTACTTTAAAGGTAGATCATTTTGATGGAGCATCTGTAGTACTACATGATGCTGGATATAATATCTCATCTGGTTATAATATTGGACCAGATAATAATGATGGTACTATACTATCATATGATTCAATTACCCAAAAGATTGTAGTTACCTTTGAATATTCACAAACTATTGCAGATATTGATGATATTACTTTAAGTACAGTATTCTTTGATGAAAGTGCAGATCAAAGACTTGTTGAAATTGTTAGTATATCTGATCCTGTGTTATGCTTTGAGTTTTCCAAAACTCAGAATGGTGTCTATGAAAAGAATATAAACATTGATATTAAAGAAGGATACAAATATTCTTTCAATACTGAACACACATCAATGGTGGGAGTAAACTTTGATTTATCTCCCAGCAAGAATTTAAATATAGAAACACCAGAGAAGAATATTAATAATACTGGATTAGATTTTAAATTTGGATTTGGACCGAGAATCGCATCAAATACTTACACAAAGAAAGTAGAAAATCCATACAAGAAGTATTTCTATTATGATAGGAATAATAATGTAAAAGCAGAAGATGCATACTTAAATGTCATTCAAGATCCCTTGCAGGGTAATAAGTCTGCGATATATGTAACAAGCGATAAAATTGTATATGATACTGGAATTGTAGCAACTAATGACGGAAGTGGTAGCATTACATATACATCCAAATCAAGATTTTCTATCGGTAAAATTAATAGCATAGGTGTTATTAATATTGGACGTGATTATAAGAAGGTTCCTATTGTCCTTGGAGTTGTACCTACTTTATCAAATACTGCGGTAGCTACATGCAGCATTGAAGAAGGAAAGATTATTAGTATTTCACTAACTAAATTTGGAGATGATTATTCAAATCCTATTATTAGTATTAGTGGGAATGGTAAACTAAAGGCGGTAATTGATAAAGGAAAAATTACAGGTATTCAAATTATTGATGGTGGTTTTGGATATACTGAACCACCCATTATCAAGATAGCAGAATCTGATGTTTCTTGTTTTATCAATAGTATTGATATTGGTGTGCCTAGAAACATTGATGTTATTAATACTGGTGGTTCTTTCCATGGTGATAATACTTTATCATCATCTTTTAGATCTAACTTTGTATTAACATTGACTGGATTTCAATCTGATTCTTTTGCTGTTGGTGAAACAATTGTTCAGAAGTTTGGATCAGTTGAAGTTGCTAGGGCAAAGGTAACTTCATGGAGGAGTGGTTCAAATGTACTACTCATCAATAAAGTGAAAGGCGTTTTTAGAAAAGGTAAAGATATTACTGGTCTTTCTAGAAATAAAACAGCAAGATTAGAATCAATTCAATTTACAGAATTCTCTCCTGTAATTAATACGTATTATGATAATCAAGGTTATTACAAGTCTGATTTTGGAAAAATTAGTGATCAGAATCAGAGAATTGTTGATTCTTTCTATTATCAAGATTATTCGTATTTGGTAAAGTCAAAAACTTCAATTGATACTTGGAGATCTTTAATTAAGAAAACCACACACCCAGCTGGATTTAAGGTTTTTGGTGAAGTATTGATTGAATCTTCTTCTGATGCTTCCATGAAAGATAATACTAGTGTTACTACTAGTAGTGTTGTGCAACTTTGGGATCCAGAAGTTAATAAAATTTCTGTAATTAGAACTAGTAAGAAGATCACTCAAAGTATTGTTTTAATGGAGAATTTGCAAGTTGAGAAGGGGGTTGGGTCTGTTGCAACAGAATCATTCAACACTTCCGAAGTTGTCTCCACAGAAGTATTTTTAACTGAAGCATTTGATGGTAATTTTGGTGATAAGGGTAATCTTCAGGGTAAAACAGTTTTCAATATTGTTGATGCTAATGGCAATTTGGTAATTCCATACAACAATCAGGCATTAACAATTACTCTTGATAGTATTTTACAAGAACCTGGAGTTGCTTATACAGTATCCGGTGATAAAATCATATTTACTTCTCCACCATTAGGTCCATCACTTAAAGATGGGCAAGATATTTCTGGTGTGAAGTTTTATGGAAGAAGGTTCCAATTCAAGAATGATGACTTGAATTTAAAGTATCTTAAGAAGATTAGAAATATATTCCATAGAGGTGGAACTTGGGTTGATGCAGCAAACCAAATAAATCAGAATAGAAGATTTATTCAGTCAGAAACACTTGGTTATATCAAGTCTGTGTATTCTAATTTCCCATGGACAAATTTAAGTGTAAAGTGTTATCGCGATATCGGTTTGATATTGGACGCATTTGAGCATGATTTGAGATTCGGTGGAAATGAGAAAACTATTATTGCTGCAGAATCTTATTTTAGAGAAGGTGTTCTTGATTATATTTCTGGTGAAATAGAAGCAACGATTGATGCATTTGAATATGCTATTCGTTTATGTAAGATGGCAGTAAGAAATTGGGATTATATAGATCGTCAAGTTTCTTGGACAGTTGGGGCAAATGTTGTTACTGTTTCTAATAGTGATAATCTTGCTATTGGTCTTAAAGTTAGTGCTGGACGTGCTTTCCCATCAAATACTAAGATTACTGAAATTGTAGATTTAAGAACAATTAAGGTTAGTAACAATGCTGTTGCACTAACACCAGATTCTTCTGGCAATGCCCAGATGATATTCGGTTGGAGTGGTTTTAATGATGGGATGTATTACGATGCATCAACATTGTTGGTGAAGAACAAAACTGATATGATTTCTTCTACTATTTCTGCTATTAATGCCGAATACCCGAATCTTGCACTAACTGGGTACACTACTAAGTGTGAGAGAGATCTTGGGTATTTGGTTGATGCTGTAGGGTATTGTTTGCGTTATGGTGGAAATCGTAAAGTACTTGAATTTGCGGAAAGTTATTTCCTTAATGATGATATTAATTACATCAAGAATGAATTGATGGAAGTAATTTTTGCACATGATCATATAAGAGATTTGATGATTTTAGCAGTAAAAAATCAAGGATCTGTCACTGATACTAGTATTCGTGTTGATACATCAACTCCTGTATGTGCTGAAGTTGAAAGTGCTATAACAACTTATATTGATATAATCGGAAGAACTTTGGAAGGTGGTCCTAATAGAATTGATAAGGTAGATCAGAACGACAATTCTGTTGGAAATTGGACCACATTTAATTCTTATTCAAATATAAACATTCTTCAGGATCCAGATTTGGTTAATGGCGTTTTAAAAGAATGTGAAGATGTTGTTTCTTCATTAGATTCCTTAATGGGTAATGTTAGGGAGACTATAAACACAGGACCGAAAACTGTGACTCTTTCACATCCAGATTATATTGATGGTGAAAATAAAATATTTGATCTGTATTATGAAGATGGTACTGCAGTAAGTACAGAGATAAATGAAAATCTATTCATTGCTCTTAGTGGTATTCTTCAGCATGATTCTGCATATACTATTGATAGAACAACTACACCAAATAAAGTGGTGTTTGCTCAACCTCCAATTTGGGGTCAGGGAGAAAATACAAAGTCAATATACGAACCATTAGCAGTTGAGAAGTTCTTTGCTCATGGTGTTGGTAATTATATTAGGTGTGAAATTGATACATCAGGAATTTTGACAGGATCTTCTGGTCCTTTCTTAATTTTAAATTCTAAGAATAATAAAGTTCAGAATGTAGATGATCCTAGGTTTGCATTTGTCTTTATAGATGGAATTTTGCAGAAGAATAATATCTCTTATACTATTAATGGTCCTGCCATTAGATTTACTAAGAAAATATTTAAAGACAACAAGATTGAGATTGTGTTACTGTATGGTAGAGATACTGAACAGACAGTAACACTATATGATTTCCAAAGGAACACTTATTATAATGAAATTCAATTGACTTGTGATGCTGGTTCAGCAAATAGTTTTATTGATTGGATATCTTGGTATAATACATCATACGATAAGTTCCAAGTTGCATATCAAAAGATTGGTGGAGTTAAGAAATTTATTGGTAATGTGAAGACATACACATCAACATCTCAGATTTTAGTTATTACTCTTGCTGGAAATAACCCATTAATTGATAACTCACCAATTTTCTTTGCTGGTGATTCTGAGTTTGCTGATGAGTATGAGTTAACTGGTACGACCAATACCATCAATGTAATTAGAGATATTGATAACAATTATAGAATGCAGAGAAATTCTGCATCTTGGTTATATGGAAGTCCACGTGCTGATGAATCTTTCTATGAAAAGAAGAGATTACTTGCCAATTTAAATGCAAATGATATCATCAAAATTAATGGTGAAGATGTATACAGAACGATTAGTAATTTACCAAGATATGTCAATCCCAAAAATTATAATGTAGGTGAAGATGTATCTAATGATTTCTTAGGGTCAGTTACAACAACCAATTATAATGGTGAGACAAGGGGTGTTGGGTTGAGTGTGACATGTGAAATTGAAAATGGTTCTGTGAAGACAATTACTTGGAATAAAAAAGATTTACAGTTACTTTATGATGAAGGA